TGAGCTGCACGTCTTGCGCGTCTTTTTGCGCCTTTCGTTGCACCTCTTGACCCTTGAGTTGCAACTCTTGTTGTTGCATCTGGATAAGAGGATCTTGCGCCATTTGCTGCGCTTGTTGCTGCTGAGCTTGAGCCATATTGCTTTGCAACAACTGGGCGCCGGCCTGAGCAATGAGCTTGGACAATTGGACTTCGACATCCTCTGGCAATGCCTTGTCTGGCGGAGGCAGTGGCACACCCATTTGCTTCTCGATAAGCGTGCGGTAATGGAATCCCAAATGCTCTGCTATGTGCGCTTGCAAAGAGGCCATAATCATGTTGGCTTGTGGGTTTTGGCCAATCGTCTTCATGATTAACGGGTCTTGCATGAACGATGTATGCACAGCAATATGCGCATCATGGTCTTGCGTTAGGAATGCCTTCATAGGCGAACCCTTTAGCGCGTTCATGTTTTCACTTACTGGGTCTTTTGGCAATTCATCGTCCGGTAATGGCACTAACTTTTGCGCATTCTTAATGCCCAGCACATCGAGCATCTGACGGTGCAGTTGTGGCAAGTCATAGATCTGCGGCGCCATCTGGGCAAGTTGAATAACCGCCTGATATTGCACAATCTTTTGCGCCATCGTTGACGCATTAGGATCAGACACAGGAATGATATCTACTGCGTCGTAATCAGAACGTTTTGCCTTGCGCAAACCTTCTTCTGGCTCGTATGCGTACTCCTCGGGCGTATAGTCACGAATGATGTCGCGCAATAAGCGAAGCTCTTGCTTGAATGAATAATGAATGCGCGCTTGAACCGCTGTCATTACCTTTAAGCTGCGCTCCAGAATAGCAAGAGTAGTTCCCACTGGAGAATTGGCCGACATATCTGCAATCTGGATGTCCGATGCAGAAGATAAGCGGCGGCCTTCTTCAATAATCTTGTCAAGCAAACCAGCCAGCACTTGGCTTGGCTCTTTGTATGGCAAGGCCATGATGTTTTCGGCAATTGTTCCGCTTGGCACGTCTACATCGCGCCATTCCGCCGGCCCGATTGGGGAATCATCACCTTTAATACGCAATCCGCGCGTTTTAAAGCCGCCGGGTAAGTTGGCCAGCGTACCTGCGTCCACCAATTGACGTAAAAGAGACGTTCCAGACTTGGCAAAAGCACCGATCAGGTGAATTAATCCAAAACAATAAAAGCCAAAACCTGGAACGTACCCATAATGCACAAAATGCTGGCGTTTAGCGCAGTTTTTGTCGTCTTGTTTCCAATTTCTGCGGATGGCCAAGCACTTCATGCTGCCTTTTTCCACAGTAACAACGTATGGCAACGCAATTCCTGTTGGCTCGCCATCGTCGTCCGTATGCTCGAACCCTTCTAGGTCCAAATTCACGTTCATTTCTAGGATTTTGTAGCGATCATCAGATGTCGCACGGAATCCCATCTTCTCGGCAATCTTCTTCTCCACCTCATCGAGCATATTGTCGGGCTCACCCAGCTCAATGTCGGCGTAAAAGCCAGCAACTTGCAATTTGCGCAATTCATTTTCTGTTTTACGCATTACATGTGTAACGCGCTCAGCTGTTTCTAAATTAGAAGCGCCGTAAGGCACAACAATATCGTCGGCTTGTACATATATAGATGTCTGGCGGTCTAATGAAGGATCAAAGTAAACCTTTTTAAACGCGTTACCCGCCATTCCCAGACCCCAAACCATGCGCTCGTGCTCCGGGCGGAACTCAACCATGCGGTCTGTCAGCTCGTAGTTCATATCGTCTTGAACGCGAGTGGCAGAATCTTTCTTTTGCGGCGTTTCTTTACCAATCAGCTGGGTCTTTACGGGCCCGGCCGCAGGAAACGTTGACATCATTGTCTCGGCTTGGAATTTAACCAGAGCTTCTGAAAGGATAGGGTGGTACACACCGCACGCCCCAACCCATGGATCGGCGCGCTCTTCAATCTTCATGCCCAACAACTCAATGCCGTCTACATAAGTTTGCATCCAGTCTTTTCTGGAATCAACGTCATCTTCATAATCACTGACCAGATCGCTGACTAGTTGGCTGATTACGTCTTCAGATAAATGATCAACCAAGTTGGCATCGAAGTCATCAAACTCGCTACCCGGAATAATCTCAATTTCCATATCGCCTGTAGAGATGGTTACAGACTCTGGGTCTTCAATCTCAATCTCAATGGCCGCATCATCTGGGCCGGTTAAAGATTCCAGACCTTCTGGTGCTTCATACAGGGATTTTTCAATCATATCTATCCTTTAGTAATAAGAGACTTTGCGGCGGAATGATCTTGGCTCATCTTCTTCATCAGTCTGTAGCCTTAAAAATCCACCTTTACGAAACCTAATTAACGCCTGTGTTGATGAGTCAACCAAGTCATCGTGGTCAGAGTTTGGAAACGCCGCCATCTCCTCAATCAACTCATCTGCCCATCTAGTTGCAGGCGCCCACACCTTTCCACTAGCAAATAAGTCTGACACGGAGTTAATACGTACCATCTTATCATTACCCCTACTTGGAGTAAATTCAGATACAGGAATCCCCATGGCCCGCAACTCAAAGATCAGCGGCGCGCCAGAAGCCTTTGCTTCCACAATAAACGCATCCGGCTCCCACTCTTTATAGTGGTTAAACGCCTTCTCTTTTAACTCGGGAAACTCCATGCGCTTTTTAAACGCGTCGAGCAAAATAACGTTTGGGTCGTTTTCGTTCTCGTTGAGGTAGAACACACCCCACGTCGTGCACGCGGAATAGTCAGACCGTTCGCTTTTTGTAAACGCGGTATCCCAAGACTGAATAAGAAACTCACACCTCGGCGGCTTATCTTCTTTCCACTCCTTCCACCACTCGCGCTTAACAATCGCACCCTCTTCGGAAGTAGGGCTCTGCTGGTACTGGGCGTTCCACTTTGGCGTAGGTAGTTCTAACTGAAGCGCCTCTAGTTCGGCCAAACTCCAAAACTCAGGCCACAAGGGATTACCCGAAGGTAGGATTGCGGGAAAGTTAATAACATCCCAATGCTCTCCGTCTTTGTCAATCATTGACTGGAGGATCTTGCCCGTCAAATCTCTTTTAGCCCAGCGCGTCATAACCACGACGATAGAGCCTCCGGGCTGTAAACGTTGGCGCGGTCCGGATGTGTACCACTCATAGACCTTATCAAATACGGTCGGATCTCCTGCGGCTAAGGCAGCTTCTTGTTCCGAATGAGGATCATCAATAATGAGGAGGTCAGCACCTTTACCAGTAACAGTACCACCCACGCCAATAGCAAAATACTCACCATTACCACTCGTAGACCAGCGCCCGGCAGCCTTTGAATCAGATCGGAGAGTAACGTTAGGAAAGATTTGCGCATACTGCTCCGAGTCCACCAAGTTACGAACCTTACGTCCAAACCCCACCGCCAACTCGGCTGTGTTCGAACACTGAATAATTTTCTTGTTAGGGTATTTACCTAAGAACCACGCGGGCAGCATGTAGGACGCAAACTCAGACTTTGTGTGGCGCGGCGGCATGTTAATAATTAAACGCCTAATCTTGCCTTCTGCAATCTCTTCAAACTTCTTAGCCATCACCTTATGGTGGCGCCCATCAATAAAGCCCGGCCACATAGCCTTAACAAACTTCATAAAGTCTATCTGGGCCTTCTCTCTCTTCAGACTAGCCTGATATTCAGCCAAGTCCGACATAAACGTCTCTCGTTCATTGATGGGAAGCAGGGCCAAAGCCGCAGTAATCTTGTCAATGTTCACGGTCAAACACCTGGTCAATAATCGTTTGTAGTTCTTCAAACTCTTTTGGCGTCACTCTTAATATGTACACCGTCTCTCCCATGTACCAGTCCCGCACAAACTGCAAAGCAAACTTGTCGCCAAAAACCAAGTCCATAAAGTAGTTCATTTTCCGCACGGACCCAAAGCGGCCAAGTAATCTTCGTTCGTCAACACTTCTGCCTCAGTCTCTATCCACACATGCGCGCCACAAGACAAAGGCTTATTTGGCGAATAAACAATCTTGCTCGGGCCCAGTATCTCCACCGTACTAGCGTATCTGTTTGATTTGTACGTCTTAACCGTCAGCACAGGCTCTTGCACCCCAGCCTTCCTGTTTGACTTAATAACGTGCTGATTTACATGGATAATCGTTTTCAAGGCAGGTTCCTCAACTTAATATGCGCCGGCCGTATCGAGCGCGCACTGTTAGGCCTCATCTTACATACACCCAAATCACACAACTTATGCATAACCCGACTAACGTTACTACGGCTCTTATCACCCGTCAGCATCATCACATCATCTATAGACGGACCATAACCCTGACGCTGCCAGTACTCATCTATACACAAGAAAATTGTCCTCTGCTTCTCAGTCACCAAAACCTCCAGCGCCTGTTCTACACTCTTAAATTTCAT